CCCCCGGTGTCCAGCACGGCGATGTAGGCGTAGGCCCCCGTGCCGTCGGGGTAGAAGTTGGAGGAGAAGACCGCCACGTCCACGGCGCAGCGGTTGACCCCGAAGTCGTGGACGGTGCTGACGTTGGCGTCGTCGTCCACCCGCTTGAGGTAGCGCCCGTTCAGGAAGTAGAGCTTGCCCCCCAGGTCGAAGAACTTGGGTACCCCGAGTTGCCCGTCCCGCACGGTGGGGACGACGCGGGTGATGCGGGGGCCCTTCATCGCCAGCCGGCTGGCGACCGAGCAGTCGGCGTTGATCGCCCAGCGGTAGCGCCCCTCCGCCTTGGCCGGGTCTTCGTCCTCGACGGTGAGCCCCATCCCCAGGTGGAAGGTGCGCCAGGTGGCGCTCTTGCCGAACACCGGGTTCTGGGCGTTCTCCCCGAAGTCGGTCGGCGCGACGTTGGCCTGGTCCTCGGGCTTGCGCGCCGTGAGGCTGGGGCCCGCGCCCTTCTTCCGGTTGCCCAGCATCACGCCCGTCCCGTCGATGGTGGCGTCGAACGGCCAGGGCCGCACCCGGGCCCGCCCGCGCCGGTAGACCGGGTGGGACAGGGAGCGGGCCGGCTCCAGCGCGGCGCCGGCCCCGTCGCCGTAGGGGGTGGCGGCGGGGCGCACGAGGGCGCCCGGCCGGCGGACGGTGATCGCCACCTCAGTAGGCCCCCACCAGCCAGCCCCGGCGCATCGGCTGCGTCAGGGTGTAGGGGGGCAGATTGAAGTACTCCCGGGTGATGCGGTCGAAGCGGGCGGCCGCCTTCTTCTGGTTGAGTTCGACCTCCTCCCGGGAGCCGCCGGCCACCACGTCGCCGTACCGCTCGAAGAACTCGCACAGGGCCCCGGCCGCCACCCACTCGGGCACGGGCAGCGCCTGGTTGTCCTCCCCCCACAGGCCGGACTGCTCGCCAAACTCCCCGACGCCGTCCGCCCGGCAGTGGTCGTAGCCCCGCTTGAGGCACTTCATCGCCAGGGCGTTGCCCCCGCCCAGCCACATGTGGTCCCAGCGCAGGGTGAAGCCGGCGCCGTTGGGCTCCACCGTCCCCCGGAAGGGGGCCCAGTAGGGGTCGAACGTGTCGAAGGTGTGGGCCAGGGGCAGCCACCCCACCTGGCGCACCCAGCGGGCGTCCTGGAGCCAGGGCGCCACCTCCCGCAGGTTGACCCGGTTGATCCCGGCTTCGAGGGGGAGCGCCACGTCCACCACCACCAGGCACCGCTTGAGCCCGGCGTTGATCAGGTCGATCATCTGCTCCCACGGCTCGATGGTGCCGTGGATCTCGTAGGGCTCGTCGGTGGTCGGCGCGTTGACCCACGGGCTGTCGGGGCGCAGCGTGCCCGTCGCCGGGTCGTAGCCCCGCTCGCTGACGATCCGCACCTTGTCCTCGTCAAGCTCCGCCCGGGGGCGCAGCAGCCACTTGCCGGCGTACAGGTCGCCCTGGTCGAGCGAGGACTTGATCGGATACCGATCATCCACCAGGTACGTCTTCGTCCCGCTCCGCACCGTGGAGCCCACGAAGACGCCCGTCTCCCGGGCGATCTGCCGGCGGTAGTGGGCCAGGGGGTAGCCCACCAGCGCCGCGCCCGGGGGTAGCTCGCCGGGCCCGGGCCCGATGACGATGGGCATCTACCCTCTCCCTATCGCGCCGTTGGTGCCGTTCTGACGCTCAACCTGCACCACCTTGGCGTCCAGGGCCTCGATCTTCCACCGCCCCTCGGCCACCCAGGACGGGACGCCGTGGGCCGTGACGAACCCGTTCCACCAGGCGTTGCCGATCTGGTTCTGGACGGCCACGTTGAGCAGGTAGGCCACCGCCTCGGCCGGGATGATGAGCTTCTCCGGTTCCCGGGGGACGCCCGAGCCCCGCTCGGGCAGGGACTTGCCCTCCTCGTCGTAGCGCGTCGGCGGTCGCTCGGTCATCAGATGCCCATCCCCCACAGCTTCTTCAGGAAAGTCGTCGCCTGGAGCGCGGCCACGATGGACGGCACCTCGCCCATCGCGCTCTTGAACTGGTCGCCCGTGCCCGGGGTCAGGCCCATGTCCTCCAGGTCTTCGGGCGTGAACTGCTCGCTCCACAGGCGGATGCTGTCCAGGTTCTCCAGCGCCAAGCGGAGGTTCCTGGCGTTCAGCCCCGCCTGGGCGTTCGCCTCGGTGCCGGTGACTTGCAGGCCGATCATCGGCGGCGGGACGGTGATGGTGGGCGGGATCATGCTCTGGCCTCCAATTGGGCGATTCGCTTGAGGGCATCTTGCAGGGCGCAGGCGACCACCGCCAGGTCGGACTCCGCGTTCCCGTTCTTGCGGTCGGCCAGCCCGAAGAGGTCGCTCACCTTGTGGTCGGGGCTGCCCAGGACGTACCCCTTGCGGTGCCGGTTCGGCTCGTTCTCGGCCACCGCCTGAAGGTACTCCTCGGTCGCGCCACCCTGTGACGGTGGGGGGGCTGGCTCCCGGTAGGAGTAGGTCATCCAGTCGGTGCCCAGTACCGCCTCGACGCAGGCCGCCGGATCGAGCGGGGAGAGGTTCTCTTTCAAGCTGACGTGGGAGCCGGTGATGACCCCGTTGACGATGTAGGCGTAGACGTAGCGCAGGCCGGTCGAACCGAGATACACCCCCGCGTCCCACCCCGGCTGGACGACGCCGCCGCCGGGGTTCAGTTGGATGTTGTACGCGGTGATGATCCGGCCGTCGCCCACCGTGGGTGAACCAGGGCCGATGGAGAGGTTGCCGCCCGGCCAGGAGAAGGCACCTGTGTTGACGCTCGTTGAGGAGCAGGTAACGCTCATGGTGCCGTTGGCGTCTACCCGGAAATGCTCCACCATGCTCTGCGAGGCGTTGGCCGCCACGATGGCCGCGTTGAGCCAAACCAGAGCCCCGCCCTGCTGATACAGCTTGCTCCCCATCACCCCGCCGACGATGGCCCGGTCGGCTCCGGTGTCGTTGTAGGTGTTGTTCCCAAACTGGGAGTAACCCTGGATGTCGTACAGGGTGGTGCGTGCCCCGATCTGGATCGCTTGCGTTGCCGACGCCCAGGCGGCGATGGGGGTGGCCGATCCAACCACCAGCCCGGACGTTTTGTCGTCCGGGATCAGCGAGGTGGCTCCCGTCGCGCTGACGAACAGGCGGGACACGAACGCCTGGATGGCCCCGGCACCGACCGAAGGGGCGTTGGCGTAGTTGAGGGAGTTGTTCGTCAGGGCGAGCGACCCGGCGGCGTTCGTCGCCATCGCCCGCGACACGTTCGCGCTGTCCTGGTAGCTGTTGACCCGCAACTCGGTGGCGTTGTAGCCAGCCCCGCTCATCAACATGGCGGCGTCCCCCACGAAGAGGGCACGGCGGGCGGGGTGCAGCGCAGGCGGTGTGGTCAGGCCGATGGCGGCGTTGCCGCCCTTCATCACGAACTGGTTGACCCCGGCGACCGACGAGTACCAGTTCAACTGGTCGCCAACCGAGGTAAAGATGTACTGGTTGGCGGTGTTGCGGTCTTTGAGGAAGAAGCCCGCGTCCGCCCCCTGCGAGATAAGGTGCTGCGCGACGATATCGCTAGAGGCTTCAGCGTTCACCGTGTACAGGGTGCGCCAGCGCAGCGGGCCGTCCCACGTCCCCAGGTCGTAAGCGTTATTGGCTCCAGGATTGAGCGATCCGGTCAGCCCCAATACCGCCACCCCCGTTCTGGCGAGGGTGGTGTCGTAGGGCGTGGTGGCCCCCGGCCCCCACTTCATCTGGCCGTTGCCGTCCACGATCAGCCGGGGCTGCGCGTCGGTGGTGATGCCGTGGGTGATCTGGTTGGCCGTCGCGCTCGCCCCGGCGATGCTCAGCACCGTGCCCAGGTAGGCGCTCCGCCACCGGAGGGAGAGGCTGCCCAGGTCGATGCCGTTGGTGGCGGTCGGCCCGAGCGAGCCGGTCATCACGTTTCCCCCGGCGAGGGGGACGTAGGTGGCCGCCGCCGTCGCGCTCTGGAGCAGCGTCGGGGGAACGTCCGGGATGGTCAGAACTTGGCGGCTCACTTGCTCAACTCCCTGACCATCGCCTCCAGCTTGGCGATGCGGGCGTACAGCGCCTGGATGCCGGACAGCGCCACCGAAGCCGTGTGCTGCGGGCTGACGTGCTGGTCGCCGTCCAGCAGGAGCAGGGGGTCAACCGCCTCGGCGCGGAAGCCGACGAAGCGGAAGCCGTAGAGCGGGTCGCGGTCGAGGTCGAAGGCGTCGGGCCACCGCTCCTGGGCCTTGAGCCGGTCGGGCGAGGGCTTGGCCCGGTAGCTCTGGATGGGCGTCCGCAGGATGGCGAGCAGCGCCACCTCGGGATCGAGGCTCTGGAAGTCCTGCTTCTCCGCGGTGAGGCACGTCTGGATGGCGCCATTCGCCGCCCACACGTCCGTCCAGCGGGCGCCGTTGCGCCCCAGGCGGATCACCCCGTCGCCCAGCCCCGGCCAGACCCCGTTGGCGCTGTTCTCGAAGGTGGTGACGGTGTTGTTCGTGGGCGCCACGGAGATGAAGTTGCCCGCCGCCGCGAGGATCAGCCCGGTGTCGTTGCAGTTGATGCTCCGCGTCCAGACGTTCGCCCACTGGAGGGTAGAGTGCCCCAGGCCGCGGGTGGCGTTCCCGTCCGGGTGGATGTAGCCGCCGCCGGGGGCGAGTTGGATGTTGTTGGTGGCCGAGAGGACGAACGCCCCGCCGTTCCCGATGATGCCGCCAGTGACGGTGATCTGCCCGGTCACCCCGAGCGTGCCCGGGATCGACACCCCACCCGTACTCAGGTTGATGGAGAGGCGGTTCCCCGCCGTCCCCATGTTCCCGTAGACGCGCCAGGTGGTGTAGTCCCCCTCCAGCCCGACGAACCCAGAGCGGGCGCCGCCGTTGTTGTAGAGCCACTCGCCCGCCAGGTTCTCCGCGCCCGGCTGGATGTTAACCGCGCCTTTGACGTAGAGGTCGCCTCCGGTGGCGAAGAAGGAACCCGTCAGGCTGCCGTTCTGGACGTGGGCCAGCCCCTGGCTGTCGCTATAGCGCCATCCGGCCGACGCGGTGAAGGCGGCGTTGGCGACGTAGAGCGACCCGGGGCCGCGCACCATCACGTCGCCAGCCACGTCGATGGCGTAGGACGCCGCGCCCTTCGCCACGGCGATGCCGTTGTTCGCGGTGAGCAACCCGGCCGCGTTCACGACCACCTGGGGCGTCCACGTCGCCACCGGGTTGGCGCCCGCGGGCGCCGTGTAGATCGTGAACCCCGGCGGACTCATGGCGAGTTGCATCGCCGCCTTGGTCGTGTCGTCCCGCGCCCAGTTCGTACCGTCGTAGGCGCTGTTGACCGTCAGCCAAACGCCGTCCGTCGCCACCTGGCCGATGCGAGCGAGGGAGGTGCCCGAGCCGTACTTGAAGGTCAGGGCCACGGGAGCGGTCGCCGTGGTGCTGTCTAGCTGGAGTCGCCCCGCCGCCGTCCGGGTGAGGGTGGTGTCCACCACGGTGGCGCCGCCCGGCCCGAAGTAGAGCGCCCCGTCGCCCCGCACCTGGAAGCGGGGCACGCTCTCCGCGTTCTGAAAGACCTGAAGCCCGGCCATCCCGGCGGGCACCTTGGAGTTGATCGGGGTGGCGTCCATCGTCAGCGCCCCGGTCAGCGTGCCCCCGGACAACCGGAGGTAGCGGGCGTCCCCGGCGCTCTGGTTGACGGCGGGCGAGCCGCCCCAGGAGGGGGTCGCCTCCAGGTTCAGCCCCCCGGTGGCCCGGTTGAGGACGAAGGGACTGCCCAGATACGCCCCGGCATCGGAGAAGCGGTTGATCACCAGGTCGGTGCCCGCGTTAGCGCCCGCCTCGGCGGCGCTGCTGGCGACGATCCCCCACCGATTGGTGTTCGCGGTCTGGAGGTTCAGGATGCGGTCGGTGCCGGCCGCCCCGGTGAGGTTCAACGACCCGGTCATGCTGTCCCCGGTGACGTTGACGAACCGGCCGTCCGACTCGGCTTTGGTGTAGGTGTCGGTCGGCAGGCTGGTGCCCACCTCGGACAGCACCATCACCTGTTCCCCGGCGACGAAGGCGTCGGAGAAGGTGACGACGGCCCCCGTCACGGTGTAGTGGCCGAGGGCGGCGGACTGGGCCACGCCGTTCCGGCTCACCTCCAGCACGCTGCTGGGCGCCGAGGTGAGGGTCACCGAGTTGGACGACGCGGGCGGGGAGAACTCCTGGCGGCGCAGCACCGTCACGTTCGCCGTGGTCAGGCTGGCGTAGAAGCCGTTGGACTGCCAGGACAGGATGTTGCCCGCGTCGGGGGAAACGGCGACGGGCTTGCCCTGGATGTCCACCCCGCCCGGCCCGGCGTAGATGCCGTACCAGGCGTTGGCGCCGCTCCCCCCGAGGAACGTGGACGGGTTCCACGGCAGCACGTAGCCCGCCCCGGGGGCGAGGACGAGGTACTTCCCGGCGGCCGTGGAGATGCTCGGGTGACCCGAGGTGTACCCGAGGGTCGTCTCCTGCACTGTGAGCGGGCCGGACATCGAGTCCCCGCTCACGTTCACGTAGACCGGGTCGTGGTTGTGGGCGGCCGCGGAGTAGCGGTCGGACAGATCGACCACCCCCACCCGGCCGTCCACGGACAGCACGGGGGCGGCGGCCGATAGCTCCTTCCAGTTGGCGAGGGTGCTGGCCGGCTCGGCGGCCAGGATGTAGCTCTTGGACGTGTCCGTCCTGATCGCTACGTCGCCGGTCTGCGCGTTCAGGGCCAGCATCTCCGCCTGCGAGGCCACCACGAAGGTGTTGGTGATGGCGAGGGGCGGAAGGTGGACCGTGGGGATCAGGCCGTTCGGGTCGAGCGGGACGTAGCCCGAGGGCTGCCCCTTCTCCGTCTCTAGCTGGTACTGCCCGAGGGGGTCGGGCTGCCCGAAGACGGAGGTCTTCAGGTACTGCGGGTGCGGGTCGGTGCCCGGCTGGTGGGACAGGGGGAGGTAGAGGAGGTCGCCCTCGGGTTGGGTCAGGTACTGGTCGTGGGGGTTCGGGTCGGCCTCGTGGGCGTCCATCACCTCGTCCACGTAGACGCGGGTGGCGTAGGTGCCCGGCGGGGGCTCGAAGTCCACCACCTCGTCCGACACGGGCCGGTCGCGGTAGACCACCACCTGGCGCGCCCGCAGCCCGCCGGCCTCGTCGCTCCACACCTCCACCTCGCCCACCGCGCTGACGGTGAGGGGCATGGTCAGGGGCGTCGTGCTGTCGGGCGAGGCGTAGAGGGGGACGGCCAGGGGCGTGAGGGTCGCCCCATTGGCCTCGTAGAAGCGCACCTGGGCCCCGGCCGCCGGCAGCAGCACGCCGTCCGGATACCGGGTGACCGTGACGGTGTCTCGATACACGCTCCGAGAAGTGGTGCTCATCTGCCCTCCCCGGGGCGTGTGTCCAAAAGTTTGCGACTAGATCGGCAGGACGGAGGGCCCGTCCTCGGGCTTGTCCCTCGCCTTGTTGCGCTTGCTCACGTCCCGGCCGGGGAAGTCGTCCGGGTTGACCGGCTTGAGGCGCTTCAACTGGCCGCCCGTGAAGAGTTCCCGGTTGATCTTGTTGCGCTTGCGGCGGATCACCATCGGCACCAGCGTGCGGGTCTGGAGCATCCGGTTGATGACCACCGCGGCCATCGCCTCGATGTCCCGGCGGACGCGGGCGTAGCCGGCGTCGTCGTCCTTGTCCAGCCCCAACTCCCACTTGGCCTGCGCCTCGGGGAGCGACAGCCACCACAAGGCGTCCACCGTGTCGGGGGTGGTGTTCGTCCCCATCATGGGGGCGTACTCGCCCAGCAGGGAGCCGTCCTCGCGGAACAGCTTCCAGGCCCGGGCCAGGGCGCGCTTGTTCTCCGCCTCCTGCGCCTGCAACAGCCGGTCGCGGAAATCCGCCTCCAGGTCGGTGACGTTGGTCACCCGCTGGAAGTTGACCGCCTCCCCCTCCCGCTTCTTCTGCTGGACGGGGACGACCGGCTCATCGGCCAGGAGGTCGGGCTCAGCGGGCGGGGCGGGGGGGAGGGAGAGCGCCTCCCCCACCGCCTCGTTCACGTCGGCCCACGCCTTGGGGTTCAGGCCGTCGCCGCTACCGGAGCCTTGCCCTGTACCCACTTCGTCCCGTCCCAGTACCAGTCGTAGTTGCCGACGCGGACGTACTGGCCCTCCGTCCACGGGGTGGTCGGCTCGGGCTTGGTGGCCTCCAGGTCCGCCTTCACGCTGGGGGTCGTCCCGCCCGAGAAGCTGCCGGGGCTGCCGGCGGTCGTCACCACCTGGGTGGCCGACGGGGTGCCGGACAGATCCGGCGCACCGTTGCCGGTCGCCCCGCTGGCGGCCCCGTCGGTCGCCACGCCCGTGGCGCCATCGGCCCCGGTGGTCACGCCGGCCAGGGCCTGCTCGGGGGACGCCTGGTCGCCGGTCACCGTCACGGCCGCCCCCGGCTGGGGGACGACCGGGGTGGGGTAGGGCCCCGTCTGGGCCTGGGCGGTGCTGCCCTCGTCGCTCGGCGCGTCGAGGCCGGCGATGGGGAAGGAGCCAAGCTCGTACATCTTGCCGCGGATGAGCTTGCTCTCGTCCACCGCCTCCTGCTCCGTCCAGGTGCCGGCGAGCTTGCGCGTCACCACGTCGGTGGCCTGCCTGACGATCTCGGTGGCGTCCATGTCGGCCACCGCGCCGGTCAGCCCGCCGTCCCGTCCCGGGTTGGCCGGCTCCAGGCCGGGGCTCTGCTCGACCGGGCCCACGTAGGTGAAGCCCTTGCGCTCGTAGCGGCCCCGGCTCAGGGGGTCGGCCAGGAGGACGGCCTCGTCCCCGTCGGGGCGGGTGTAGCGGGCGTACTGGGTCGCCATCGTCTCTTCTCCTAGTTACCCGAGAGGTCCACGGCGTCGGGCCCGTTCAGGCGCTGACGCCCGGAGATGTTCATGTCCGCCCGGCTGCGGCCCATCTTGTTGTAGGCGTCCACCTTGCGCTCCAGGTCGGCGCCCGAGCCCACCTCCAGGTGCTCCAGGCTGTCGGTGTCGTCAAACTCCGTCTCGGCGTCCCGGTTCCGCCCCTGCAACAGGGTGAAGTTCGGGCCGTCGATCCGCTGGAGCTTCTCCAGCATCTGCTGGAGTTCGTCGGTCGGGGTGATCGACAGGTCGCCGGTCACCTCCACCGCGTTGTGGCGGGTGGCGATCCCCCGGATCATGGAGATCATCATGGCCCGCTCGCGCTGGAGCTTCAGCACCTGGCGCCGGATGCTCGGCGCGACCACCTTGCTCTCCCGCTCGCCCGTCTCCGGGTTCCAGCGGGTGACGGTGCGGTCGCGCTCCCACGCCTGGATCTCCTCGGGGGAGAGCACGACGTAGCCCTTGTCCTCGTAGTACGCCCGGTTGCCCGGGTCGCCCTGGAGCTTGACCACGTCGCCGTCGGGCTTCATATACCAAAGCATCCGATGGTTATAAGCGGGCGCCCTCTGCACCAGCGCCTTGGGCTTGCGGGTGCGCGCCCGCAGGGAGCCCAGCAGGGGGTGGTCTACGGGCGCGCTGATGGGGGGCGGGGGCGCGCTGGTCGAGACGGCCTGCCAGGAGCCGTCGTCGTCCATCCGCAGGATGAGGTCTTCGCCGTTCGGCCCCTTGGCGACGATCTCTCGGGGCATCGGCGGGGCTTCCGCCACCGCCGTCGCTGTCCCGGCTCCCCCGGTGGGCAGGGGGTCGGTCGCCTCGACCCGCTCCCAGCCCTCTTCCAGGGCCGGGTCGGGCTCCCCGGAGGGGTCGGGGTTGAAGGCGGCCTTGCCCCGGCGGACGGCTCCGTTCTGGCTCATCGTTACGCCTTGCCCTTGAGCCCCACCGCGAAGTCGTCCCGAAGCTCGGCGTGGCCGAGGATCATCTCCGAGGCGATCTTCCAGGTGAAGAAGTCGATGTCGTAGAAGAGATGCATCTTCGGCTGGCGCTGCATCACCAGCGCGTAGGCATCCTTATGACCGACGAAGTTCCACGCCTGCCCGGCCGCCGGCTTGTACAGGTTGGTGGTCTGGTACGGCTGGAGGTTGTAGATCTCCGAGCCGATCCGGCCCTTGTTCACCTGGGTGCCGTTGCCGTTGGCGCTCTCGTTGCCCCGGTAGAGGATCGAGGTCCACTTCTCCAGCCCGAGCTTGTCGTTCTTCTCGGCCGGGGTCATGACGATGAAGCGCCCCTCCTCGGGGACGTTGCTGTCGTCCAGCCGCTGGACGGCGTTGCGAACGTCCACGTCGGTGAAGGGGGTGCCCAGCGTCCCGTAGCTGACCGAGTAGCCGGCCACGCCGGTCGCCAGCTTGGTGTCCACGTCCTTGGCGAGCGCGTAGGCGATCTTCTTCTCGTACTCGCTGCGGACGTTGATCTGCGCCTGCACGTTGACGATATCTTCAATACCAATCGCCGCATAATCCCAAATGTTCAGCGGGATCGTGACGGGCGTTTCGGCCACCGTCTCGTACAGGATCGCCGTGTTCTCGACCTTGGCCCGCGCCGACAGGTCGGAGATGGTGGCGATGATGACGCTGCGCCCCACCTTGGCGTCGGACTCGAAGCTCCGGTTGACGAGCTTCGCCATGACCAGGTTCGCCTCCTGCTTGTAGAGCACCTGCTTGCTCCACACGTCAGGAGAGAAGACCCCGTCCGCGAGGGTCTTGTCGAAGAATTCCGTTGCCGCCGTTGCCATCGCCCGCTCCTAGTGCGGGTCGCCCGTCAGAAGCCGCCGCCGCGCACTTGCATCACCCGGGGATCGACGGCCCGGGTGGGCTTGTACACGACGCCCTTCTTGGGGCGCCCGTTCTCCACATCCCAGACGCTCATGTACTCGTCCAGATCCATACGAGCGATGTCGTCGTCGGTGATGGTCCGCACCCGCTGGGCGCGGCCCGACCCGCTGTCCGCCGTCGGCTCCTTGCCGTTCATCTCCGCCAGTACCCTCGCTCTCACCGCGGGCGTCACGTCCCGCTCGGCCCGCTGCTTCGTCTCAGGCTGCTTCGACAGGTGCTCGGCTCGGACCTGAACGTAGGCGTCCAGCCACTTCCGAAAGCCCGTCTCCCAAGGTGTGCCCGGTTCGAGTTCCCCCATCCGCTCGGCGGCCGCCTCGTTGACCTCCGTCGGCTGCTCCGTCGCCCACTCTTCGAGCACGCTCTGGAACCGCTGGTAGGTCTGCGCCTCGGCCCGCTTCGTGAACTGGGTGACCGCCCCCTCTTGATCGGCCTGGAGGGCCTGCCGCGCCGCCTGCTCCCCGATGGAGTAGTAGTCGCCGTTGCGGGCTTTGGCGAGCACGTCCTGGCGCGACTGCTCGGCCCGCCACCGCTCCTGCTGCTCGCGCAGCAGTTCGGCTGCCCGCTGCTCAGCGAGCCGGTTGGCCTCGCGCTTGGCTTGCTCCCCGATGATGCCCGCTAGGCGGGGGTGCTTCCGCAGGGTGGCCGGGTCGGCCTTGTCGAGGAGGGCGTTGAGATCCGGGGGCTTCGGTCCCCCCTCGTCCTCCTCTTCCTCGTCGTCCTGCGCTTCGTCGGGCGGGAGTTCCTGCTGCTCTTCCTCGGGATCTAGGGGTTCCTCCGCTGGTCGTCCGGGGCGTGCCCCCGGCGCGGCTTCCCGGGTGGGAACTTCGGTCGGTGCCATCGCTCGTACTTCCTGTGCCATGCCCCGCTGGTCGTGGCGTCGGAGGGGGAGGTCGTCCGTCCCCGTGGCCCGCCTCCGTCGAGGGGGTCAGGTTCGGGCGCGGCCCGCCGGGCCTCCTGGCCCGCGGCGTTACGGGTTGTGCTGCGGTAACTCTACTCTGGGTTAGCTCGAAGGCGCCAGGTCGTCTACTTCTTGCCCTTCTCCTTCATCCACGGGGGCACGTTCTTGGTGCCCTTGTCGGTCTTGCTGGTCGGCTTCGGCTGGGGCTTGGGGGGGTTCGGCACGGTTCACCTCCTGTCCAAAACTTTGCGACTGACGGGTTAGACCATCGCGCCCGCGCCGGGCGCCTTGAAGGTGGGCAGGCTCTTGCCCAGCATGGACTGGGTGTCCTCGTCGGAGAAGCCGGCGGCGCTGGCGGTGCCCAGCGCCTGCTGCTTCTCGCTGGCGTTGCCCCGCATGAAGTCCTGGGCCCGCCACTTCTGGGGGTTGGTCTGGTTGGTCAGGTCGGCCTGGGACATCTGGGCGCCCTGCGTCCCCATCGCCCCGCTCTTGGGCACCAGCCGGTTCTGGTTGAGGGCGTTGGAGAAGGCGCCGATCTTGAGCCCGTTCTGCTGGCCCCACTGCTGGCCGCCCCCGGGCATCTGCCCCGGCGCGCCCATCTGCATCTGGCCGGGCTGGCCCGCCTGGAGGGGCTGGGCCATCGGCTGCTGGCGCATCCCCCACATCCCCATGCCGGCGTTGCCGGGGGCCTGGAACTGGCCGAGTTGGGCCGCCTTGTACTGCTCGGCCGCCGCCGCCTGATTCCAGGGCTCGATGCCCATCATCGGTTCCCGCTGGCCGGTGGGCTGGTTCCAGGGCTCGATGCCGTTCATCCCGTCCGGCTGCTGCCCGCCCATCAGGGCCATGCGCCGCTGCACGTTCTGCTCGGCGGTGGGCATCGGCGCGCTGGTGTACTGGCCGGTGCTCTCGTCAAAGCGCATCCCGGTCGCCGGGTTGACGGGGCTGATCGACGCCATCCCGTCCTGCCCCGGCATCCCGCCCGGCATCATCCAGGGCTCGCGCTGGGGCATCTGGCCCGGCTGCGCGGGCCACTGCATCCCGCCCGGCTGCTGCATCCCGCCCGGGAACTGGCCCGGCATCCCGGTGGTGGGGTTGACCTGGTTGTTGGGGGCCATGCCGGCCATCCCGCCCCGGGCGTTGCCCAGCATTTGGGCCTCGATGTAGTTGCGCGGGTTCGACGCCAGCGCGGCCTGGGCCTGCTGCTGGGCGAACGCCTGCTGCTGCTGCGACAGGTCGGCGGCCCGGCCGCCGAGGGTCTGCACCCAGCCCTGCCCGTCCACCCACTGCCGGCCGATCTCGCTGCCGACGGCGGTGGTCATGTTGGGGCGCGGGGCCCCGCCGGCCGCGCCGGGCGTGCCTACCTGCGGATACTGTCCGGCCACTCCTGGTGCTCCTCCCGGCGCTGCTGCGCTCTGCTGGGCCTGCTGCCGCTGGGCCCCCTCCTGCATGGCGTGCTCTTGCAGTTCCGGCGGGGCGTTGGGGTCGGGGGTGCCCTGCGAGCCGGGCATCGGCTGGACGCCGTCGGCCCCGGCGACCCCGGCCGACTTGTTCCCGCTCATCAAGCCGGCGGCGCCTTGGGGCCCGGGGTCGTACCCGAACTGGGCGATGATGTTCTGGCGCATGTTCTGCGCGAGCGCATCCCGCTGGTAGGCGTCGTCCATGTCGTTCTTGCGGATCGTCTCGTCCGCAAGCCGACGCTTGATCTCGGTGTTGGCGATGTTGTCCTTGATCTCCGCCTCGATGCGCTCCCGTTCGAGGGTGGACTTGCCCTCGAAGTAGCCGGTCTGCTGCATGATGGCGATCTGCTCGTTCGCCGCCTGCTGCGCCTTCTGGATCACCACCGCCCAGTACTCGGGGGTGAGCCCCTCGGGCATGGAGTTGATGATCGGCCCGAGCAGGGTCTGGTCCCCGGCGCGCAGCCCGCCCTGCGACCGGGCGATGTTCGAGGCGGCCTCGTTCTTGGGGCGGATCAGGCCCCCGTTGACGTAGGCGCGGAAGCGGTCAACCAGCTTGGGGTTGTCCCGCTGCATCTGCTGCAGGAACTCGTTGAACCCCGTGGGGCCGAAGTCGCTGCGGAAGAAGGCGGAGCGGATGTCGTCCGGGATGCTGTTCGGCCCGTTGGGGAACTCCCACTCGGGCGTCTGGGTGCCGACGGCGCCCGGGGTGCCGATGCCCCCCAGGCCGCTGAGGCTCGTGGTCACGCCGCCCTCCCGATCCCGGGCGGGGTGAAGGCGCCCATCGCCCGCGCCGCCCGATTAGGCTTGCTCGACTTCTTGCCGTGTCCCTTGGGGGGTTTGAAGGCGAAGCCCCCGCCCCCGCCGCCGACGCCCTCCTCCTCCTCGTGCTCCTCGACCTGCTCGGGGGTCGCCTGCTGGGGCAGCGAGTTGCCGGTGTCGTCCATCTGGTCGGGCGGGGTGTTGCCGGCCTGCCCGCCCGACGTGTCGGCCGCGCTCGCGCTGGCCTGCACCGACGCCGGGGCGTCGGCCGGCACGGTGTCGGGGATGTTGAAGCTGGGCGCGCTGGGCGGGGGCGGGCCGGCGGCCGCCTGCGCCGCGGCCGTCCCGCTCTTCACCCCCTGCGTCACGCCCGGGGTGATGAAGTTGGGGGTGGCGACGTTGGCGTTCGCCATCCGCACGGTGGGCATCTGGTCCTTGAAGCCCTTGATCGTGCCCTGGTACTCCTTCAGCCCGTTGAGCACCCCGCTGAGCACGCTGTCCCCGACGCCCATGTTGGCCGCGATGCTCCGCAGCCCCTCGACGCTCTGGTCCCCGGTGCCCGTCATGACGCTCATGGCGGACAGGGCGTTGAAGTCCCGCACCGCCCCCAGCATCGGCCCCATCGCCTGGGTCGAGGCGTTCTGCTGGTTCGTGCGGGCGTTCATGTAGGACGTGATGTTGTTCGCCAGGTTGTTCCGCATCGACTCATCCGCGTTCTGGATGTCGATGCCCTCTTGGGTCTTCTGGTGGCGCGCCGTCTCCTCGGCGGTGCTCTTCGCCACCTGGGCGTTGAAGGCGTTGATCATCTCGGTGGCGTCGGAGGCGGACGCCATGAGGAAGCCCGAGAGTTGGTCGCTGGTGACGTTGGGGTCGGCCATCAGCTTGGAGAGGGCGGCCTGCCGCTGGGTCTTCCAGGCGTCCTTCTGGACCTCCCACTCCGTCTTCTTGGCGGTGGCGAGGTTGAGGATGCCGGTGCTGCGGGCCGACTCCGCCTGGGCCTGTTCGAGCCGGGCCTGGGTGCCCTTGAGCACCAGGTCGTAGGGCAGCTTGGCCTGGAGGTCGATGGCCTGCTGGTCGGTCAGCTTGCCCGTGGACTTGAGGTTGGCGATCTCGGCGGGGAGCTTCTCCTGGACGGCCTGGGTCAGGGCCCGGGTGTAGGCCGCGTCGTCCTTGGTCTTGCCCGTCTCCGCGACGATCTTGTCGATGGTCGGCTGCAACTGGGCGAGCGCGACCTTGGCCTGGGCGTCGTTCAGCCCGGCCGCCGCCAGGTGCTGGCGGATCGTGCTCTCCAGGGTGCCCCGGCTGAACTCGGCCTGGGCGTTGGAGGCGTTGGCGCTGGCCCCCGCCTGGACGGCCTGGGCGCCCTTGAGGTTGTTGTCCGCCGCGACGATTGAGCCGTAGGCTTTCGCCTGCTCCCGGTACAGGGCGGCCTGCCCCAGCTTCTGCTGGTTCTCCGGGGAGTTGGGGTCTTTGCTGACCCGGACCTCCTCCTCCAGCTTGGCCGCGTTGGCGTTGGCCTGGGCGGCCTGGGCCTCGTTCTCCTTCTTCTGGGTGGGGTCGAGTTGCTCGCCGGCTGCCAGCTTGCGGGCCGTCGCAAGCTGCACGTCGATCTCCCGCAGGGTCTTGTCCTGGGTGTCGAAGCGTTCCTGGAACTGGGGGATCTCCGCGTCCAGGGTGGCGTTCTTCTCGACCAGCGAGTTGGGCCCGGTGCGGGCGATCTGCGCCTTCTCGGCCGCCGTGCGCTGGTTCGCCGGCTTGGCGTTGATGGCGTCGATCTGCTGCTGGTTGAAGATCTTCTTGTTTTCCCGGGACTCCACCTCCGCCCGGGCCGCGTTCGCTCGCTGCTGGGCCGCCTGCTTCTGCTGCTCCAGCGCGGTGACCAGCGCCAGCGCCTGCGAGTTGTCTGCCACGCCCGTTCCTCCTGCCCCGCTCTGGCTCCCCGCCAGGAACTGCTTCGGGTCGCTGGTCTGCCCGTTGGGCTCGATCACCTCGAAGTGGAGGTGGTCGCCCGTCGAGTTGCCGGTGGAGTCCACCGTGCCGATGGTCTGCCCCCCGCCCACCCGGTCGCCGGCCTTGACGCCGAGATCCTGGAGGTGGGCGTAGCGGTAGGTCTTGCCGTCGTCGCCCTTCACGTCGATGTAGTTGCCGTAGGGGTCGGACTTGGTGCCCGTCCACTGGTGGGCAATCGAGATCGTGCCCGGCACGGTCGCCAGGGCCTGGCTCCCCCGGCCGGCGTGGAAGTCCGTCCCCCGGTGGCTCTCGGGCACCCCGGCGTAGCCGGTGTTGGAGCCCCGGGCCCCGTGCTCGGTGGTCACCCGGGCGGTCTGCAGGCTCTGCCCGGCCACCGGGAAGATCGGCCCGGCGGCCCGCTGCTGCTGCTGGGCGTAGACCGGCTCGTCCCCGCCCCCGCCCATCGCGGCCATGATGGTGGGCGACCACTGGGCGTCCCGCCCGGCCGTCTTGGCGTTGATGGTGGCGGTGTAGCCGGCCTTGTCCGCCGGGCGCTGCGAGTTGTAGGCGATCTCCCCGTCGGACAGGTTGGGGTTCTTGGCGTAGTTGGCCTTGAGGTTCTGGATGCCCCGGAGGGCGTTGGCCTCCGGGTCGTAGCGGGCGTCCCCCATCCCGGCGCCCAGCCCCTCCTCGTTCAACTGGAACAGGCCGATGGAGCGCATCCGCCCCTTCTTGGCCGACCAGTCGCCGGCCGCCCCGGGGTTGAAGTTGGACTCCTGGGCCACGATGGCGAGCGCGATCTTGGTCGCCCGGTCGTCCAGCCCCTGCTCCCGGGCGATCCGAGCCACCATCTGCGGGACGCTCTCACCCTGCCGCAGCGGCATCGCCTACCTCCCCACCATCTCGCGCAGCCGGTCGGGCATCTCCAGCAGCCCGGTGGGGGCGCGGAACTCGAACAGCCCCTCCTCCGCCAGGTCGGCGTGCGCGCTCTTGCGCTGGAAGTCCAGCCGGTCGGCGGCCTTGTTCGCCCGCTGCCGGGCCGGGTTCTTGCGGCTGCGGAAGCGATAGTAGAGGTTGCGCTGGGTGACGGTCGGGCGGGGGTGCGCCCGGGGGTCGCTCTCGTATAGCTGCACGGCGCGGATGGCCGACCCGATCTCGGCGTCCATCCTGGCGTCCGAGGAGCCCAGGTACTCCCGGGGCAGCAGGGCGTCCTCCCGGGCGGCCCGGGACGAGGTGAGCCCGGCCAGGGGGAACTCGTACCCCTCGCTGGGCAGCGGCGCGCCCCGGGCGTCGAGCTTCTCGGGCAGGTTCTCCCGGAAGAAGGGGTAGGCCGCGGCCGCGAACTCGGGCACCGTCTGGGCGTCCCGCTGGTAGGGGTCGGTCAGGTTCCCGATCTGGCGCATGGCCCCCGACGCGGGCGCCAGTTGGCCGACCAGGCTGCGCTTCAGCCGGCTGGCGTGGTAGTCCTTGTCCCGGTCGTTGGAGGCGGTCATCATCCCCAGCGCGTCCACCACCGAGCCGAACGCCGGCCGGACGCCGACCTGGCCCAGGTACTGGGGGATGGCGTTGGGGATCTCGGACAGGAAGTCGCCGGCCCCCACCTCCTCGCCCCGGGCCTCCTTGTCGTCCACCTTGCGCTTGGCGTCGGTCATCATCCCCAGCATCGCCACGTTCTCGAACAGGCCGGGGATCGCCCGGGGGTCGTACCAGCGGTCGCCCACCCGCATGGAGAAGGGCGTCTTGCCCTGCATCTCCCACTCGTCGCGCTCGTCGGGGTCTTGGGGCAGGGCCCCGCTGACCTCGATCATCCCGGCCTGCTGCATCCCCCACAGCCCGCCCAGGATGAGGGCCCCCTCGCTCATCTTGGCGAGGCGGTCGGCCCGGTCGGCCCGGCCCTTGCCCGCCGCCGTGGAGATCAGCCCGCCGGGGACGGTGCGCTCCAGCCCGAACTTCATCACGTTGGTGGAGATGCGGACGAAGGGGATCAGGACGTTCATCATCAGGCGCCACGCCCCCTGCACGGCGGGCGGGGTGCCCTTGGGCAGGCTCTTCCAGCCCTCCAGCATGTTGGCGATGTGGCCCGCCTTCTGGTTGTAGGTGTTGTACTCCCCGGCCTGCTGCACCTGGTCGATGAACTTCTGGTCGGGGGTGGACATGATCTCGATCATGCGGGAGCGGATGCTGCGGGCGTCCGTGCCCAGCTTGCCGGCGTCGAACTCGTTGCGGGCCTGCCGGTGGGACAGCCGGTACGCCTCCATCCCCTCGTTCAGGGTCTTGAGGAAGGCGTCGGTGGCGGTCATGGGCCGGAAGAAGGTGCCCATCGCCTTGCCCACCCCGGTGTCCCGGAAGTCCGCCTCGGCGCCCGAGGCGTCCCCCATCTGCGCCTCGCTCAGGCGGGTGTCGCCCTTCCGCATCACGTTCATCGAGTTGGCGATCCCGGCGGCCCAGGAGCGGTACAGCCCCTCGGCCATCGCCAGCGCCTCGCTGGAGTGGGCGGCGTTCGGGCCCCGGTCGCCCTGCCCGGGGATCACGCCCCACATCCGGTCGAAGAGCGGGGCGGTGGCCGCCTCGTAGAAGCGCAGGGGCAGCGCCACGGTGGTGGAGAAGAGGTTCCGCCCGAAGCCCTCGGGGGTGACCACCAGGTTCATCCGCATCATGGTGCCCAGCGCGTCGAAGACGTGCTCGGGGCGGAACTTGGTCAGCTTCTCCCGGTCGCGGGGGGACATCCCGTCCACGCGGGGCCCGCCGCTCACCGGCCCCTTGCCGTTCCCGCCCACCTGGGCCAGGGCCTCGTCCATCTCCTTGGGGTTCACCTTGATGCCCCGCCCGGCGGCGGCCAGCAGCTTGCCGGCGTCGGACAGCCCCTCGTTCCACTCGTCCCGGATGGCGCCCCACCCGCCGGGGCGGGCCGCGTCCCGGGCCAACTGGGCGGCGGCCTGGGCCCGGGTCAGCAGCGTGCCGTCCGGGGCCACCAGGCGGGGGATCTTCCGCTCGGCCGGCTCGGTCGGCACCGCCTGGGCGGCGGCCTCCGTCTCGGGCGAGGTGACCGGCTCCGTGACCCCCTCGTAGCGCCGGGCGAACGCCCGCGCCGCCGTCGCCTGCTCCGCCTCCGCCTTCGAGCCGCTGGTCACCCGCGCCGGGGTCTGGCCCAGGTCGGCCGTCCGGGTGTAGGGGTCAAGCTCGGGGCCCCGCCCGGGGGCGGGGGGCTCGCCCGCCTCGGGCAGGGGCGCGACGGACTGCGCCTCCGCCCGGGCCATGTCCAGCGCCGGGGGCCGGGCGACGGCCCGCTCGCCGGGGGCGGTGCCCCCCTCGTAGTCGGCGCCCTCCTGCTCCTCCAGGGCCCGCTGGCGCAGCCGCTCGCGCCGGGCGATCTCCTCGGGCGTCTCGGTGACGGTGACCCCCTCGTCGGTCAGGTCGCCCATGTCCCGCCACACCTCGGCCGGCGGGGGCTTCAGCGGCTGGGTCACGCCCTCCCCGGGGTCGCGCTCCGGGGCCGGCTCGGCCGCGGCGGCCGGGTCGGCGCCCCGCCGGGCCCGGGACGCGGCGATCTGCTTGTCGATCTCCCCCGGGGGCGGGGGCCCGTCCTCGCCCTTCTGCTGCTGCAGCTTGCGGGCGGCCCGGCCCCGCACGGCGTCGGCGTCGGAGTGGGGGATCTCCCCCCGCTTGGCGGCGTCGTCCGCCTCGGCGGCCGCGTCGGCCACCTCCTCGGGGGTGGTGGCGGCCTCGACCTTCTGGATGCCCTCCTGGCGGCGCACCAGGCGCCGGCTGCGCTCCGCCTCTACCTGCTGCGCCCGCTGCTCCGGGGTGTTCCCGGCCTTGAGGCGCTTGAAGGCGGCCCGCCCGATCTCGTTGATCTGCTCGCCGGTCAGCCCCGGGGGCGGGTCGATCAGCAGGCGGCTCAGGTTCTCCGGGTCTTCCAGGTCGCCCAGCCCCAACTCCTCGCCCCGTAGCTCGCCGCTCTTGGGGACGGCGACGGTGGGCGGGCCCTTGGGCGCGTTGCGCGCCGTGGTAGCCGCCTCGGGGGCCACCTCCGAAGCCTCCGGGGTGGGGGCGACGGGGTCGCGGGCCTCCCAGATGGGCCGGCTGTTGCTGCCCCCCACCCGCTCGACCGACCCGAACCGCTGCTGGATGTGCTCCAGCATCCGAGCCGGGGTCATGTCCTTCATGTACCAGGGGCCCGAGGGGTAGTTGATCAGGGCCCGGCCCTCGGGCTTGACCGCCCCGGCGATCTCGCCCAGCGTGCGGTCGAGCATCTCGGGCGTTGACTGGGTGTTGACCACGCTGTTGGCGTAGACCGTGTCGTACTGGCGGGTCAGCGCCTCGGGGTCGTGCAGGCCCTCGACCTGGTTGGCCCCGAACTCGTGGGCCGTCACGTCGTAGCCCAGCCCGCGCAGCTTCTTGGTGTGGACGATCTCGTCGCCCGCGCCGAAGTCGAGCACGGCGCCGGCCTCCTCCGGGGTGGCCGACGCCACCAGGTGGCGGGGGGTGACGGCGTTCTTGGTGAAGCTCTCCCCCCGGGCGGACTGGTTGGCGCGCAGGACGTGCGCCGCGTCCAGCCCCTCGGGCACCTTGTCGGGGTCAATCGACTTGGCCCGCACGCCGAAGGTGCCCGCCTCGTCCCCGGCCAGCGACCGGCCGATCTCGGCGGCCCGGGCCAGGGCGCCCTCCCGGGCCGGGGGGAACGCCCGGGCGGCCATCGCGGCGCGGAAGATCCGCCGGGCGTTGGGCGCGTTGGCCCCGCCGAGGGCCCCGCCGATGGCGCCCCCGGCGATGCGCGCCGCCCGCTGCCAGTCCTCGTCGTCGTCGTCGTAGTCGTCACCCGCCTTGGCCCCCATCACGGCGCCGACGGCGGTCTGCCCCATCTGGAGGCGTTCGTCCAGGCTGTCCCGGATGGGCGTGGCCTGCCCCGCCTGACCGTCCCGGATGCCCAGGCTGCCCACCGGGGCGCCCTCGGGCCGGAACCGCTCGGGCCCGGCGTACTCCCGCAGATCGGGGTTGGTCGGGGCGCTCCCCGGCACCGCCTCGCCGGCCTCGAACTGGGCCTGGGCCCGCTGGCCCACCTCGCCGGCCGCCTGCAGGGGCGCCCGGGAGAGCACGTCGCCGTACTGGTCGGCGCCCACCCGCTCGATGCCGAAGTCCGCCGAGCGGCGCACCAACTCGGGGGGCACGTCCGCGTCCTCCAGGACGGCGGCCACCCGCTCCTCCCACGGGACGGTCTTGGCCTCCTCGGGCTTCAGGTCAGCGAAGAACAGGGTGCGCCCGTCGGGGGAGACGTTGGCCCGCCCCACCAGGGTGGACGCCCACGGGTACTTGGCGATCTCCTCGGTCGTCCACTCCAGCCCCTCGGGGTGCTCGATGGACACCACCAGGCGCCCCGCGCCGGGGCGGGTGGGCCAGGACACGGCCACCTCGTCGGCGCCGGCCCGCTGGCCCAGCAGGCTGGCCGCGTAGCGGGCGGTGTCCAGGCTGGCCCCGGGGAAGATGATGCGGGCGGTGTTCTGCGTCTCCGCCTTGCCCGGCTCGCCGGCCGTGAACGGGCGGTTGGTCAGCACCACCTCGTGGGGGATGGACGCCTCGCGCAGCGCCTCGATCTGGCCCCGCTGGCTGTCGTAGCCCAGGCGCCCCAGCCCCTCGCCGTCCAGCCCGTCCACGGGCACGATGGCGACCGGCGCCTCTTGAGACAGCTTGAACGCCGCCCGCTCGACGTTCTCGGGGGTGATCTCCATCGAGCGCACCCGCTTGGTGCCCTCGCCGGGGATCTGCAGATCGACCGTCCCGCCCCGGGACGGGTCGCCCACCAGCTTGCCGTTGAAGGTCAGCCGGGCGTCACCGGCCGCCTCGGTCAGGCTGTCCCGCCCCACCTTCTGGGCGAACTCGGCGTCCAGGTCGCGGAACGCCTTCATCAGGTCCATGCGGGGGCGGGCGACCTTGGGCTGCCCCTTCACCTGGGCGGGGAAGCGCCCGGCCACGTTGGCGACGTGGCGCAGCACCGCCGGCAGGGTGCCCTGGCG